GTCCCACGCCAGAACATCAAACTTTCCATACCCCTGCGAACGCAACGCGCCCATCCCGTTCTCTTCCATGTGCGTCCACAGGTCCACCCACCAGTCGTCCTTGATCGAATCGCGTGTTACCAGCACGTCGAAGTCGATCGTCGCGCGGCGGGCGTACTCGTAGTACCCGAGTGTGCTCCGCGGCCCTTCGGGGCCCGTCACATGACCGATGACCATCTCGATCCCGTCAGGCTCCATTCGCCCAAGCGGGATAACGTCTGGCGTCACGAACACGCGCTCCGCGAGGAATCCCTTCGGTCCTTTTCTCGTCGGACCCCACTTCTCACCCGCGTACAGGATGTTGGTCGACTCTTTGAGCGCTGCCTTGACCTGGCGAGCCTCGATGTACACGCCGTTCTCGTCACGTTTGAAGCCATTGGTCTCACGCGACCCAGCAACCTTCGCCGACGCTGCGTCGAGCTCCTCAAATGTCATCTCGGGATTGACGTCGGCGCCCAGCTCGCTCATCGTGCGCAACAACGCGCGGCGGATCTCCTCGGCGTCGGTGATGCCGGCCTTGGCCCGTAGCCAGGCTTCGATGATCTTCGGGTCCTTCGGCGTTCCGCCCATCACCTTGTCACGGAACTGGAGTCGTGCGCGGTAGCGCGTGAACAGGTGTGATCTTGAGGCGAAAATTCCCACGTGCCATCTCCTTCTTGATGGTTTCTCCCAGCGAAAGAACCTGCTCCGGTGTGAACTGATCGCGCACCAGCACAGATTCATCATCTGGCAATGCTTTCGCCAGGCGTGTCTTGAGTTGCATCTTCCAACCGTGCAGGAAGGTAATCCCCGCATCGTACTGAGCGGACTCCAGTAACTTCGCCTTGTTGAACTCCATCAGTGGACGCGAGCGATTCTCACTCGGCAGAAATTCGCGCCACTGGGTGATCCGCTCATACAGCGTCGCTTTCTTGTCCGGCTCCAACTCATCGACGGACGGTGCATCCGGATTGCTGAGGTCCAGGACGCCATAAATCCCTTGTCGCGTGCGGACGAACTGCGCGCGCATCTCCCACGCGAGAATGTTGCGCGCCTCGGCCGACAGGAACTCGCCCACGAGCTCGCGGTCGGACTCAGGCAGCGTCTGGCCAACCAGGTCGGCGAGTTCGCCTGAGTTCAACTCTGGGTGTAGTTGCACCAGCGATTCAAGGTGGGCCCGAAATCGTGCACGGGCGGTAAGCGCGACAGTGTCAGTCGCCATAAGCGGTCCTCTCTTCAGCGTCGGTGTGACGCGAATCCGTAGTGTGCGCGCGGCGATGCGGCGCCCGCGAGTTCGCTACCCAAGTGCGCAAGAGCCAACGCGATCACCGTGTCGTCGTGAAGACCCGCGGGCGCCGCGTACCTGGTCATGCCCGTGACGGTCACCGACGACTCGAACGCGGTCAACTCACCGATCTGCACCGGGTCGTCCAACAAGGTGATCTGCCCCTGCTCGATCGCCAGTCCCAGCGACTGGATGACCGCGGCCTTCGACGCATTTGATGCGACCCACGCGTAGATCGGCAGGGCCGCGCGGGCTCGACCGACGAGCCTGGCGTAGCCGGTTTGCAAGCGTTCGACCAGCGGCCCGCCCATTGAGTTGGCTTCGGCCACGATCTGCACCGGGTGGTATAGCTCAGCCCAACGGTGGAGTCTCTCGGATTGATACTCGAAGTCGATATTCGAGAATCGGTCGAGAGCCACCTGCTCCCCCACCGTCGCGTCGATGATCGAAAACACGGTGAAATCGGCTGACCTCGCCCAGTCGACACCGAACACGTACTGGTGGCCGCGCTGGGGTGGCGTTGGCTTCAAGCGACTGACGGCCTGGACCCCACGGAAAACCCCAGCACCCTCGAGTTGGACGAACTGGGCCAGGTACTCCTGGGCATAGGCACGCTCGGGTAGCTCGTGCCGGGCGGCTTCGATCTCATCGGCGCTGATGTACGGGTTGACGCTGGTCGGCATCTGCCACGAACGCCAGGCCTGCTCGAGCGGGTCCTGGCCCAATTGGTACAACTGGTGAAAATCGTTCAGACCGCGGGGCGTTGATGAGAACCAGGCATCGCCGGCGAAGTCGGCCAGCGTCGGACGGATGGCGAGTTGCCAGATGTCCAGCAGGTTCGCCACCATGGCCGCCTCGTCGACCACTACGCGAGCGTACTTTCTGCCGCGGGCCGGGTTCGGATCGTCGAGCGACCAGAGCTCGAGCACACCGCCAGTAACGAGCTCGAGTCGGTGGTCCTGCTCCGACTTGCCGCGCGTGATGGGCTCGACCGTGGTCCGCAGCTCGCGCCAGAACTCGCCGAGCAGCTTGTAGCTCGGCGCGAAGTAGCCGGCTGGTCGCCCACTTAGCGCGGTCTGGATCAACTGGTGCTGACCGAGCGTGCTCTTGCCGGAGCGACGGCCGCATGCAAGCACTGAGAATCTGGCACCGGTTTGCATGACGTCACGCTGCCACTCGAGCGGACGCTGGAGTGTGATCGTGACCTGCATTTACCCATGACCATTGCTGCGTTCCGGTGTCAGTTTCGGAGTGACAACGTCGGCGTATTCGACACGGATAGTGGTGTCGCCGGTGCTCTCGATTTTCTCACTCGGTTTGTAGCCGGTGCGGTCCAGTAAATCGCGAATGGCACTCAACCGGACGGAGTCGGAGTCCGCATTGTTGATCAACTCCTGGAGTCCGGTAATGGCCGGATGCACCAGCGCTTTGAGCCGTTCCTCCGCATTGGCTACTGCTTGCGGTGACTTCGAGCCATGCAGGAAGCACACGCGCTGCCCGGGCGTCGCCCAGTGGCCACACACTCCGCCCTGCCGATTGTGAGCCGTGCAGCGTAACGACTGCACCATGGGGTTGCGACTCACCATGAGGTCAGACCTCACCCAGCCGGTACCAGCCATACCGATAGCGGTTCTCAATACGCCAGTGCGTCGGCTCGAGCTTGTGGCGGATACGCGAGAGGTGGACGCGCAGCGTATGCGCTTCGCAGTCCAGGAGCTGCTGGTCGCGGTACTCGTCGCGCCACACATCGCGAATGATGGCCGTGTTGCGGAACCACTCGCCCGGGGCAGTGCTCAACACGCGAACGATGCGCATCTCGACTGGCGTCAGGGTGAGTTCCTGCTCGAGCCACTCGGCCAGCGTGGTCAGCACGACTTGACCTCGGTTTGCTGCTCGAGATCCTGGAGCCGCTGGTGCATGGCGGCGAACTGGGCGGCGACGTCGGGCGGCGGCGGCTCGGGCTCACTGTCGCGGCGAAGCTTACTGCCGAGATTGCCCGGGGACGCCGAGGGGTTGACTTTGTGTTTCTCCGCGGTGTGGTCGATGTACTGGCCTGAGAACGGCAGGCGACACTGCGGGCAGATGGCCATGCCGGGACGCAGCGTCTGGGGCGGACTCTCGTCGTCCTGGTGCGGCGTGGCGTCGGCGTGGGGCGCAGCCCCATTAGCGCCAGACGCCTCGTGAGCCGCGGTCTGTGCAGAGAGGGGGTTTAGGGGTACGGTACGGTCCGGTAGGTCCGGTACGGTAGCCCCTGCACGTGCGTCGTTTGTGCGTTGCACGTTCGCTGCACGTGCGTCCTGCATGCGCTGTTTGTTCGCTGCACGTTTTTGAATCATGCGACCCGCGTAGTCATACCAGTCGTGGAGCACGTACCCGTCTTCCGTCTGGTCTAAAAAGCCTGCCGTCCGCAACGCTTCGACGAATCGATTCGCGTCGCGCAGTGGCCAGCCTGCGGCCGCAGCCAGCGCCTCCGGAGGTGCATGCCCGACCATGCCCGAGCTGTCGGCGTTATCCAGACCCCACCACCACAACTCGTGCAGGTGACCGATCAATTTGTGCCGATCGACCCTGAGCAGGGCTACCGCTTCCAGCGTCTTGCGATGGCGCGCCAGTGATTGATGCGACTCGATCCACGGCATCACGAACTACACCGAAACATCGAAAACGTTACCTGAGGCCTTCCTTGGCCTTCTGTCGCGCCACCTCGGCGTTCTCGAAGTCGTAGCGCGCGATGCGGTCCGCCAGTTCCA